TATCTAATAGGCACACACACTAGTGCGTGTGCCTATTAGATATGGTGATTCCAGCCGGCAAGTACAAAATATCATGCAGAACAACTCTGCCAGTTTCATGACATCAGTGCCAATGATGAGTTTTTATATTTCTGGATTTGATTACGATCGTCCTAGAATGCAAGAACCTTACTATGTGAGCAACATTTCTGTGCGCCAACGTACCTACGACGATACCACAGACACTTACGAAACCACACAAGGCAATGCGTTCACAATTGAGCGACTGATGCCTGTGCCTTACAAACTCACACTCAAACTGGATCTGTGGACCAGCAACACCAACCAAAAGATGCAGTTGTTGGAGCAGATTGTGGTGTTGTTTAATCCAGCGTTGGAAATACAAAGCACAGACAATTACATCGACTGGACCAGCCTGAGTGTGGTAGAACTGGAATCAACCCAATGGTCTAGCCGTTCTGTTCCGGTAGGCACAGAAGATCCAATTGACATTTGCACCATGACTTTTACCCTGCCAATTTGGATCAGTTCACCAGCCAAAGTTAAAAAACTCGGAGTGGTTGAGCGTATCATTTCTAACATACACAACTCTCAAGGAGATGCAGCCAATGCAGTGTTGAACAACGACCTGCTGACTGGCACACGCAGAGTGATCACGCCGTGGGATTATCAAACCCTGTTGATTGGTAATAAGTTACAGGCGTTACGATACAATGCAGTGATAGACGAACCCAATACCAATCTAGCACCGCCCGATTCACCGCCAAGCAATGTGCTATGGACTGCTGTGATCGGAGCATACGGTGTTCTGCGCCCGGGCATAAGTCAAATCTTTTTAGAGCAACCTGACGGTACTGAAGTTGCCGGAACCATAGCATACGATCCCTCCGACGATCGATTTATGCTGTATACTATAGATGAAGACACTGTGCCGCAAAATACCTTGTCGCCGGTGAGATCAGTGATTGACCCACTTCGCAGTGGACCCAATGATGGATTACCGGCACCAGTCACTGGTCAACGTTATTTGTTGACTGAAGATACTGGCAGCGACAGCGGATATGCTGCGGCATGGCAAGGTGTTGATGGGCAGCCGTTGATTGCCCGTCGCAACGACATCATTGAATATTCAGACGATCGTTGGCAAGTGGTGTTTGAAAACACATCTAGTCCCAACAACATTCAATATGTCACCAATATTACCACTGGTATTCAATATCGATGGACTGGAATAACATGGGTCAAAAGCTATCAGGGACTGTATCCCGGAGGACAATGGAGAATAGTACTGTAAATGCTGTGGGTGTGTGGTTTTATAGCGTGAGCACTCAACGCTATCTTTATCTGCTGCGCAACGATACACGTCACCCGGGGTCGTGGGGCTTGCCGGGCGGCAAATTTGAAACAGGCGAAACTTTGATGGAAGCTATGGTTCGCGAGTGTCAGGAAGAACTGGGGCATATGCCCGACTACCTAAGACTGATTCCCATAGAAAAATTCACCAGCAGCGATGGCGGATTTGCCTATCACACGTTTTTTTGCAGTGTGGCCAGTGAATTTGTTCCAGTGCTAAACAACGAACACATTGGGTGGGCATGGATTGACAGCGGCACATGGCCTAGACCCATGCATCCTGGACTTTGGTCAACTGTGAACTTTGATGCTGTGCGTGGCAAGATGGCCACCGTGGAACACACAGTTCAAACGTCGCAGTGAGTTACAAAGTCTCGAAACGATAAACAAGCAACATTAGCGTTTTTACGCCATTCGCGAGAAGTGTTGGTTTCTTCACCAACCAAAACAAATCGAGTTGACGGGTACGCCCGAAACACCTGGTTCACATGATCATGCCATTCACTGGCCGAACCAATGGTGTCGTTGCAATAGCCCAACAGATATACTTCTTTGTGTCCGTCGAATGCTGCCATCCATACTGTCAACGCTTCGATTGCCATCAGTGTTCCATAGGGAATTAGATAAAACTCACCGGGATTCAACAGGCAATTACGTGTGGTAGCATATACAATATTGTCAGTTGAATACCCAGAATCAACTAGATCTCGAAGAATGTCTTTGTTGTTCTCCACTGCAAAGTCCAGTCTCATCTCTTTGGCAATTGTGCCGGTTCCATAGGTCTGTAATTTTTTTGAACTCAGCAGGCCGCCTTTGTGATGCTGTAGTCTGGTGTGATCAAATTTGTCTTTGTTTATACCGCTGCCAATGCAGGCAGCGCGACCACTNATGTGTTGGTTGTGGATAGGGTTAGCAACCCATTCTCTATTCTGAGTCTTTTTACCACCGCTCCATCGACTTTCGGTGATTACAAATTCGCCTTCGTAATCTGTTCTGTATTTTTCTGTGATCATAAACGCCCCACTGCAATTTCAATCGTTTTTATATCATTGGTACTGATAGTTTCCAATGACTTACCCAGCACACAGCCGGGTTTAAATTTTGATACAACAATTGCTGTTGCGGTGCCAGGTACTGTGCCAGAAACCAGTACAGTTCCTTTAGTTACCGGACCTTGCACTTGACAAGGCACACGCCCAGTCAGGGCTATGGGCAGCACAAACTCACCTGGCTGTGCTGAATTCATCAAGTAACTTGGAGCAGTTGACACTACACCAGCAACAGCAGTGTCGTGGTCACGATCATTTATTGTGACTTCTTCCAATCCGCCAAACACCACCACTGTACCAGGAGCATATGCAGCATCTGCTGAATACATTTCTGCCAAGTCAGCTGACGTTGAATTAAAGTTCAATGCTGCTATGTTGCTGGTAGATGTAATGTCACCAGTGGCTCTCATGCGTACAATATTAACATTACCAGTGCCATGAGGTGTAAGCACAATGTTGGCATTGGCTGCTGTGGTTTGAATGTCTAGTTGGGCACTATCAACAATAGCACCACTCAGTATCAGGTTACCAGCAGTGATGTTACCTGTGGTTACTGTCAAACTTGTGCCAGTGATGGCTGCACCTGTTATAGAACCTGTTGCTGATACTAGCCCAGTTGTACGCAAGTTACCACTTTGAATGTTGCCTGTAGCTGATATCAACCCAGCAGTTCTTAGATTGCCGCCTTGAATATTGCCGGTCACACTTGTGGTACCAACAACCACAATACCTACATTGGACACTGTCAGCACATTGGCAGTGCCCGCTGAACTTATCACAACATCGGCATTGTTGATTACTACTACATTACTGGTGCCTGCTGATATTGCCCCAGTTGTGTAGTTTTGAACAAATGTCAATGCAGTTACACCAATTGTAATTGGGTCATTGGTAATCAATTTCCATTGTGTGTCTGCATAGGTTGTGCCTTCGGTGACCATGACAATAGTACCGGACAATAACTCACCAGTGGCATTGGTGTCAGCGGATCTTGCCCAGGTTCCGTCGCTGCCCGAGCCTGTTGTTGTCACAGTGTAGATGCCATTTTGGCTGGCATCGGTCTGTGCAGCAACCAAAACACGATTATTGAGAGACAGAGAGACACCATCCACTACAGCTGGTGCGCTGCCATTTAGAGTGACATTGGTGGTGGTGACTGCGCGAACTGCTTGTTTGTAGTCAATATCAGAAATTTGCGAAGCACGAAGTCTAGTTAATCCCATATATGTCTCATTGTTAGACAATATTTAGTCAAAAAGAAAGGATCCGAAGATCCTTTCTTTAGTTCAAGGTATTGCTACCTATTAGAAACGTCCAACCACAACTTCGATTGTGCCTTCGGCACCATCAAAGTTTTCTAGGGCCTTGCCAATGATTGTACCCGGTGCTGGAGCTGTTTCGGCGCGAGCCAACCCGTTACCAGCAGATACCATCAAGTCACCTTTGCGTACTGTGCCTGTTACACGAGTCGGAACACGACCTGTAAACGCCACTATAGCAACGTGTTCTGATTCCAATCCTTCATTCATGACAAATCCAGGATTGGTAGACACTACACCAGCTACTCGGTGATCGCCGTCTGTGCTCACAGTAACTTCAGCACTGCCACCAAACGACAGCACTGTACCAGGAGCATACTCAGCATCTGCTGTGTACTTCTCTGCCAAGTCAGCGTACTGTGCTGTGGTTGCTTTGGCAAACACTGTATTGAACGTTGTGCCTGAGCTACCAATGTTGCCTACGCCAGTTGATGCACCGTTAACAATGGCTGTGACGGCTGCCCCAGAGTTAACTGTGATTGCGCCACTCACTGTCAATGCAGTCAGTGTACCAACTGAAGTAATGTTGCCTTGTGCCGCTGTGGTCACAGTACCCGCTGTGGTTGCACTAGATGCCGCACCAGTTAGCGCACCAACAAATGATGTACTAGTAACACTGGCTAAGCCAGCAACAGTAGTCACTGTGGCGCCCAATGTCAACGCTGTACTACCCAATGTAACTGCTGCATTTGCCAATCTTGCTTGTGCCAGTGTGCCAGAACTAATGTTGGTAGCACTGATTGAACTAACGTTGGCGCCACTACCGTTGAGTGTAGCAATCACGTTGCCAGCTGTCACGTTGCCACTGACACTGAGTGATGTCAATGTACCAACTGATGTGATGTTGCCTTGTGCTGCTGTGGTCACGGTTCCTGCGGTAGTGGCCGATGTAGCACTGGTTGCACTGGTTGCACTTGGTACAGTACCTGTTACATTGGCACCAGTAATGCTTGACAAAGCAGCACCTGATCCAAAGTGTGTAGCAATCACATTGCCAGCATTGACGTTGCCAGTGACACTCAATGCAGTCAATGTACCAACTGATGTGATGTTGCCCTGTGCCGCTGTGGTCACTGTACCAGCAGTTGTGGCTGATGTAGCACTAGTAGCACTAGTAGCACTTGGCACTGTACCTGTTACGTTGGCGCCTGTGATACTTGACAAAGCAGCACCTGATCCAAAGTGTGTAGCAATCACATTGCCAGCATTGACGTTGCCAGTGACACTTAGTGATGACAATGTACCAACTGATGTGATGTTGCCCTGTGCCGCGGTTGTTACGGTGCCTGCTGTGGTAGCACTTGTTGCTGCACCTGTTAATGCACCAACGAATGTTGTACTAGTAACACTAGTCAATCCAGCTACTGTAGTTACTGTGCTACCTAAAGTTAATGCTGTGCTGCCCAATGTTACACTGGCATTAGCAAGTCTTGCTTGAGCCAATGTGCCTGAACTGATATTGGTAGCACTAATTGACGTAACGTTTGCACCTGATCCATTAAGTGTGCCAACAAAGTTGCCACTTGTGGTATTGCCTGTAACTGCCAAACTGCCCAATGTACCAACTGAAGTAATATTAGTTTGAGCGGCTGTGGTCAATGTACCCACAATACTGGTGCCTGACAGGTTGCCACCGGTGATATTACCAACAGCACTAATACCAAGGCTGCTTGTCCAAACGTTAGCGGTGCTGTTATACAACCAAGTGATGTACGGACTACCAATTGGACCAACTTCAATACCACCACCATTGGCTGCGGCAGCGTTNATTGCGTTGTTGGCATAGTTNACTGTCAAGTCGTTTGTGCTAACAACGTTGGAGTTGATGGTTGTTGTTGTACCGTTAACTTGCAAGTTACCGTTGATCACAACAACACCTGTGTTACCACTGGCTGCTGGATCAATAGTCAGTGTTGTACCCAAGCTACTGATGGTATCAAGGGTAACTGTGATGTTACCAGCGTTGACGTTGCCACCTGTTACGTTGCCAGTTACGCTCACTGTGGTACCTGTGTGATTTGTAGCACTGATGTTGCCACTTGTCACGTTGCCACTGACACTCAATGCAGTCAATGTACCAACACTGGTAATATTACCCTGTGCTGCTGTGGTCACGGTGCCAGCTGTGGTAGCTGAAGTAGCACTAGTAGCACTTGGCACTGTACCTGTTACGTTGGCGCCAGTAATGCTTGACAAAGCAGCACCTGATCCAAAGTGTGTACCTGTTACGTTGGCACCAGTTACGTTTCCACTGACACTTACAGCAGTACCTGTGTGGTTTACTGCACTAATATTGCCAACTGTGGCATTGCCAGTTGCACTTACTGTACCCGCTGTGGCCACATTGCCCACTGTGGCGGTGCCTGTGGCACTGATTGTACCACCTGTGGCCAAGTTGCCAGCTGTCACTGTGTTTGAAACAGATAACAATCCGTTAGTTAGTAAATTGCCGCCGGTGATGTTGCCACTGGCACTTAGACTAGCTGCTCCAAATGTACCTGCTGTAGAAATGTTGCCACCAGTGATGTTGCCAGTAGCACTTACTGTACCTGATGTGGCCACATTGCCCACTGTGGCTGTACCTGTAGAACTTACTACACCACCAGTGACCAAGTTGCCACCAGTGATGGTGCTGGCTGCACTCACTGTACCACCTGAGGCCACGTTGCCGCCGGTGATGTTACCACTGGCACTTAGACTAGCTGCTCCAAATGTACCTGCTGTAGAAATGTTGCCACCAGTGATGTTGCCAGTAGCACTTACTGTACCTGCTGTAGCCACGTTGCCGCCGGTGATTGTACCTGTAGCACTTACTATACCGCCTGTGGACACGTTGCCAGCTGTCACTGTGTTTGAAACAGATAACAATCCGGTGGTCAATACATTGCCACTGGTGATGTTGCCACTGACACTTACAGCAGTACCTGTGTGGTTTACTGCACTGATGTTGCCAACTGTGGCATTGCCAGTTGAACTGATTGTACCACCTGTGGCTACGTTGCCGCCAGTGATTGTGCCTGTGGCACTGATTGTACCACCAGTGGCCAAGTTGCCAGCTGTCACTGTGTTTGAAACAGATAACAATCCGGTGGTCAATACATTGCCACCGGTGATGTTGCCACTGGCACTTACAGTAGTACCTGTGTAGTTTGTGGTACTGATGTTGCCACCAGTGATGTTGCCAGTGGCACTGATTGCGCCGCCTGTTACTACGTTACCGCCAATTACGTTGCCAGTTGTGCTTACTGCACCACCAGCTGGCAGCACCACATTACCGCTGAAATTTGCAGCAGTGATGTTGCCGGTGGCACTGATTGTGCCGCCTGTTATTACGTTACCAGCAGTGATGTTGCCAGTAGCACTCACTGTACTAGTTGACGTTATTGCTTGTGAGTCACTTATGACTGTATTGCCATTAATCTTAATTGCCATCTTCGTTCTCCTTTATTTGTATGAACTCGGCCGAGTCAGCAACCGGTTTCCCGGTTGCTGTTTTTTCTTTTACTTCTTTTTCTTTAGTTCAGCAACTTCTGATCCCAGTTTCTTGATTGACTCAATCAAGAATGGTATAATCATCATGTAGTTCACTGACTTCAAGCCTGTGTCACTGGTTTTAACTGCATCTGGCAACACTTTTTCTACGTCTTGCGCTAACAATCCGTAACTGTGTCCTGTGCCGTTTTTCCAGTCGTATTCTACACCAAACAACTTGTTGATGATTGCTTCCACATCGGTCAGTGGGTTGATGTTGGTCTTGAGAGTCATATCAGACAACGAGTTAACGTTCTGTGCTGTTACATCTCCTGTTGCACTGATGTTGCCAGTTACATTCACACCAGTTGTGGTAAACACTGCAACGTTGCTGGTGCCGCCTACACTGATGTTGGCATTGCCACTGGCTGTTTGAATATCAAAACTGGTTGTGCCGTTCTGGATTCTATCGCCTAGAATGTTGCCACTTAGTGTTGCGTTGCCACTTACACTGAAGTCGCCTGTGATAGCTACTAGATTTGAACTCACTGTCATCACTGTGGCGTTGTTGACCACTGTAGCAACGTTGCCGTTGAGTGCTGTCACATCAACTTTGGAGTTGCCATTGGTGATTGTGTTGCCACTTACGTTTAGGTTGGTCAAACCGCTACCATTACCAACAAACACACCATTACTGGCAATTATATTGCCTGTTATCAGCACGTTGCCACTGTTTTCTGACACTGTAACTATAGCACTGTCATTGGAGTTGCTGATGCTGTTTACACTGGTTGTGGTTGTCAACAGTCTGACACTGATCACGTCACCTGTTGCTGGAGCTTCAGTGAATGTCAGTGTTGTTCCCACTACCGCGTATGCTGTAACTGGAATCTGTGTAACACCGTTCAAGGACACAATTGCACCAGCAG